CCACCAGCATGAAGGTGGTGCCAACAGCGCAGTCGCCACCGATTGCAGCCACAATCGCCTCTGCAGTAGCAGTGGTGTAGGTAGCAGCAGCGGTAGGAACACCACGAATGATGGTGTTGTAGCTGTTAGCGGCAGACAGGGTAGCGGTAGCAGTCGGAGCTGCCAGACCCATTTGACCCGGCAGCAGACCGCCGGGAATGTCACCGAGTTCGAAGATCGAAGCCATCGTTAGTGTCCTCCTCAGTCCATGTTGGAGACGTTGGTGGCACGCACGATGCCGATGTTCTTCAGCTCATACACCTTCGACCAGTTGCCGACAGTTTCAAGCTGAGCACGGGTCGGGTTCACAGTAGTGACGCTCCACTTCGCGCCAACCGGGTGGTAAGTGTAGTGAAGGTCGATGCTCATTGCATCACTTTTCGCTAAAATGTCTCGGTCTTGCTCGACCTGCATGGCGAGCTGTTCACCCGAAGCAACTGCACCGCTAGTGAAGAAGAAGGTGCCGTACTCAGTGGTGCTGCCGGAACCGGCAGTAGGCACGTCGTCACTAACCAAAACTCGCAAACCCATATACGTGGGGACGCTCACTTCGCCGCCGTAGGCAGCAACCATGGAGCCACCAGATTGGGTGGTAGTGGTGCCGCGAGCATCAGCAGTCGACACATAGTCGATAGCACGACGCTCAACCAAGTCATAATAAATTTTGCTGTGCATACACACAGCCGTCAATTTATCGCCTTGGTCGCCAAGAATGGCGCGGGCCTCAGCAACGTGGCGGGGGCTCAGAGTGGTGGGAGTATCACCAGACTCGGAGTCGATGCAAAGATCGAAGAAAGCCGAGCTGCTGGTGTTGGCATTCAGGCTGCCAAACACGCCCTGGAGGCTAGAAAGCAGATCCTTTTGACGCTGGTTAGCGACATAATCAGCGATCTTGGCGCCGATGGCAGCCATGGGATCGGAACCAGCAGCAAGTGCTGCAAGGTCACGAGCCTCGAAGGCACGACCACGGTGCAGAATCACGCCGATTTGCTTATCAGCTTGAATCTTGCCAGGGGTGAGGCTGCTGCTATCAGTCAGCACCTCAAAATCGCCGGAAAGGTTGGCTTTCCAGAAAGGAACGTTGATGAAATCACCGCCCTCGGTGGCATTTAGCTCCGCCATAGGCTGCACCACACCGGAAGCCAAGAAGGCATCACGCTGAGTGGTTTGCTCAATGACGTAAGGCGTAAATACCTCGGGGATGATAACGTCAGAGCGAAGAGTCGCCATGACTAATCCTCAAGAATGGTTTTACGGTGTCGGGCGCAGCCCTAAATACCAGCGCAGCCGGTTACGTTAAAGTTTAACGCCCTGCTGCTGCTTTCAGCCTGTCGTATAAATCGCGGTCAGTACGGAATAGCCGTGATTGCTCTGTCAGGTTGAAGGATTCAGGTGCGAAGGGGTTTTTGATGCCTGCAAGAATCTCGCCAGTGCTACGACCTACAGGTGCGCCGCTGCCTTGAGGCTTGGGTTGCTTTTGCATCCAAGCTGGCAGGCTTTGCTTTGCCCACTCGCTAACAGGCGTGCGTTGGTAGCCATCGACAACAACGACAGTGCCATCAGCTTCACGCTCGATCTGATCAGCATTCAGCTTGGTTTTTAGCACCAAGTCAGGATCATGCACAATGTCAGCTAGTGCGCTGACCGCTGGCGTAAGCAGTTCAAGTTCCCGCACGCGGGATTCCAGTTCTGCAATGCGCTGGTCCTTTTGCGCCGTCGCCTCACGGAACTGCTGCTCCAAAGCCTGCCTAGCTTCGGTGTATTTCCCTTGGGATTCCAGTTCTGCCTGTTCAGCGCGGCGCTTGAACTCCAGCAGTTCGTCCAGATCAACGCCATCAGGCACAGTTGGTGCTTTCTTGGCAGAGCGAAGCTCAGCGATCAATTCTTTGTTCTTGCGTTCCAGTGCTTCTACGCTGCGCTGCAACGCTTCTGCATCAACCGTAGGAGCCGCAGGCTCTACAGCTTGGTTTTCTTCAGACATGAATAACCCGCAGGGTTAAGTGCAACTGAAGGTTATCACCTACTCATCGTCATTGTCATCTGTGCAGGTAATAACTTCTATGCCTTCTGCCAGTCTGCCCATCAGACTGCCTAAAACTTGAGCATCGGGAGGACATGGGAAAACAAACCGCCCCTCAATCATGCCATCGGTGCATTTGAGGTAAATGCAGTTGCCTTCCCAGATCCTGCCTTTCATCGTTTCAACGGCGCTTCCTTTAGTTCAGAACGCAGCTTGAGCACTTTGTTGCCGGTGGATTCAGACTTGATCTCCAGCACAGGATCACCAGGCTGAGCGATGCGAACCACCTGTCCACCAGATTGCGTGCTGATGGTGGCGCGTTTCTTTGCAACGCCTGTCACAGTGCCGAAGGTGCGAGCGCCTTGATAAACCCAAGCGACGCGTGAGCCGATACCGATTGCCATTTACTTACCCTTCCGCTTGCGTGATTTTCCGGCTTTTGCGTACGCGATTGCTACCGCTTGCTTTGGTGGTTTTCCTGCCTTGATCTCTGTCTTGATGTTTTGCTGCATCACCTTTTTGCTCCTGCCCTTCTTCAACGGCATAACGCCAGTCCTCAACGGCTGACAGCAGTGTAGATCCATCAGCAGTAGCCCAGCCTTTGTCGGTATAAACCGCTGGCACCCACGCTTCACCAATCAGTGCTTCAACAGGATCAGAGAAGACGAAATAGATTCCCTCGTTCCTGAAGTGCCTAAGACTCGGGAGTTCCATAGCGGCTGCGAAGTTGGTCCAAGGTTAGTTCAGATCCATCATCGCGCACGAGTTTGGCAACGGCATTTCTAGGACCGTATTTTTCGGCAAGTTTATTAAAGTACGGCACCTTGCTAGCGCCTAAGGCTTCCACCTGTCTTCTGCGTACATCGGCATCTGTTTCGCCAGGGCGCTTGTTTACCAGCCACTCACCGTAGCTCATGTTGATTGGCACCTGTCCGTCTTGGCTGGCGCGTGTTGCCGTTGTAGATGGTGGCAGGATGTTAGGATCAATGATCGGCACAGTTGTTGATCGGCAGTTGAAATGCTGAGGCGGCGTTGGACCTTTGCCATATGGGAACTCACGCCCATCTAACGCTGCACAGATTGCGCTGGTTCTAGTATCAAGCGTTGCGACGTAGCGGTATTTTTGGGTGATGTCTTGATTGGCTTCGTAGACCTGTTGGCTGGCAGCGTTAGCGACTTGGTTAATGCTGGTTCGCACCAGCGCCATAACTTGATTGTCTGGAATAGTGGTTAGCTCACCACCTGCTGCGATTGCTTGTTTAACCGTGCGGTTTTCACCAAACTGCAGCGTGCCAACTAAGCGCTTTGCAATTTGCGGTGTCGTTTCACCAGTCAGTAAGCCGTTCCGTACAACCTGTCCAAACCGTTCAGCCTGCGATTCTGCAATGCCACGAAATGCTTTTTCGACTACCTGACCGTTAGGCAGCGTGATGGTTGCACCCTTTGCTGCAGTCAAGCTAAATGTTTGCGGTGCGCCTTGAACGGCAGCGACCAAATCATCGCTGAGCGTAACGACGTTAATTTGCGTTGGATCTGTTGTCACGACTGACTGCGCAAACTGCGGGCTGATCTCGACAGTATTGACAGCAGAGCGCATTCCTGGCGGCAAAGCGCGGGCTAGTTGCTGCGTGACAAACTCAGATTGCAACTGCGCTAAACCCTGCAGTTCGTTAGCCGTTAGCTCAGTGCTATCGCCAGCCCATGTCCCAAGGCTTGCTTTTAGCTGAGCCAAGATGGCACGCAGTCTGGCAGCCTTAACAGGTGCAGCAGCTTCGTCGATAACACGCAGTTGGTTGACAGCATCAATGATGATGTCGTTGTAAGAGTTGATCAACCGACGTGCAACGCTATTGCTGTAGCGGTTGAGGTCAATGGCGTTGCGATATAGAACTGCTGGCGTTGCCATTATTCGATACCTAAATCCTGAGGCTTACAGGCGGTTTGCATAGTGACGTCAGCGCCAGACCTTAACGCTTCTTTGATCAGCATGATGACAGCTTCAGGCGTTTCATCAGTGCCGTTTTCTACGTTCATTTCTTCTACGGTGTATAGCCTGCCGTTGCGATACCAGCTAAGCCTAATGACAGCAAAAATGTGAGGCTTCATCTGCCCCTTAACAGCAACGAGCTGTTGCCTGCGTGGCTTGTTCGCTTCCATCGCTAACCTCCATAGCCAGCTCATCATGCCGGGATATCGCTTGTATCTTCAGGTTCTGCAGATTCTTCTGGCATTTGTTCATTGCCGCGAGGTTCAGGCTGTGCCATCTCGATCATGCCGCCAGTCTGGGTTGCTTCCAGTTCTTCTTGTACGTCAAAATCGTCGCCCAACACTTCGCCATCAGCGAGGTTTTGTAGCAGCGTTTCTTGAGTGATTGTGCCAGCGGTGTAAAGCTGCAATAAGGCTTGGATTTCTTGAGGTTCAAGGCGTGCGCCTAGGAAGTCGCGGTTAACGTAGCTGCTACCAACCTCGGTGATGTTGAGATACTCAGCGTGATAAGTCAGGCAGTTGTCAATTAGATCTTGCATATTTTGGGCGATCACCATCATGGTGCTGTCACCTTGACTGCGGTCGATGCGCTTAGCCTCTGCAGTTTCTGCCGATAGCTTTTGACCTAGTACAGCAGATAGACCTAGCTCATTGATTTGCTGAGCAATCTGCTCAAGCCTGCGGAACTGCGATTCAAAACTATTACCGCTGGGTTCGATGTACTCTGCTTTGCCTTCCGCTGGGAATGCGATTGCCTCACCAGGACCAGCAGATACTTCTTCTGCGCTAGAAGGGAAGCCAAAAAATGCAAGCATCGGGACAGCACAGATGTGAAGCTGATTGTCCAGATCAGATTGCACTTGATAAGCTTTTAGATTTAGCTCCGCGATGTCTTCCATTGGCGGGCGTGATTCCATAAAGTTCACGCGATTAGCGTAAGCAACACTGAAGGGAATTTGGCTAAGCGTTGTGGTGCCATTATCAAACAGCTCAAAGTCACCGGACTTTTCATCACGGCGATGCAGCTCAAAGTTGCCAGGTGTTAGGACGCGCACCTGCTCGACTTCCTTTTCGCCGTAAAGCCCGTCAGGAACGATCACTTTTTCTAGCAGGCGAAGCTGGCTGAGCTCTTGCACTCCGTCTACCAGTTCTGTGCGCCAGCCGAGGATTTCACGCGGCGTATAACTGACGTAATAAGGTCTTCCATTTTCACCAGCAGCAGGAGCATCCACAAGCACACCAACATGCCCGTAACGCACCATCTTTCGTGCTGTTTCATACGTCCAGACGTTGAGGTCGTTGCCTAGCAAGTCAACGTCAAATAACTGTTCGCGCACGATGTCAGATACATCGTTTAACCGGACAGGCTTGCGTGTCAACATGCCAGCGAGCATCCGTTCAAGCCGCTGGTAATAAGGCGGGCATACGGAACGTGCGAGCCTGTTGTCGTAGCTTTCGTCTAGCTCGCGTGGTTCTTGTGGCAGGTAACGGCGATGCTTACGACGCATCCCGTAGGTGCCAGACAGTAGGTCTTCAATCAGAATCCAGTGCGGTTCCTGCGCGTGCCATGCGGAGTTGGCATCGTTGACCTTGGTAACGGTGCTCCGCGCCATGGGGCGGTCGTAGAAGTTATACCCTGAGTACATGGCGCCGCTTCGATAAATACAGTTTAAGCGTATGCCGGGGTATAGATCGCGCCACTAACGCGCCCTGTATTTACGGTCCAGCCGCTGTTGTATTGCAGGCTCCCCGGCATAAAAAAAGGGGCCGTAGCCCCCGTGTTCAAAGTGGATCGAGTGTGTCCGAGTACGTGAGCGCTAGCTCGTTGATGTAATCGGTCAGGTGTTCATCGATCACGCAGTAGGTGTCGGCCTCATCGTCGGTCATCAGCGCAGTCAGTGCAGCCCTGATTTGCAGTGCCCGGTCGAGGCGTTGCTTCGGTGTCATTCAGTTGTCTAGGTAGTGGGCGGGATCTCTCCCGTGCACCCATTATAACACGCGCATCGGCTCATGGGGCACGATTCACCGATAAGGGCTGGGCAATGCCAGCCCCCGTTAAATCAAGCAGCGATAGCTACTTCAGCGGATGCACTGGCAGCCTGCAGCGTGACGGACTTGCGACCAATCTTGATCTCAAACTCGTCACCAGGCTTGAAGCCCATTTCCTGAACGTAGCCTTCCCCGATCTGCAGCTTGCCGTTGAACTGCACCTTGGTCTTGTAGGTCAAGGCACGACCACGCTTGCTGTTGGACTTCATTTCAAAGCCCTTGGCTTCGAGCAATGCTTCGTAGAAGGCGGTGTAGCAGAGCTTGCCGTTTTTGTCGGTGTAGCCACACTCGCGGACAAGATCTGATTTGTTGAGATCCTTAAGCTCTTTGACCTTGGCGATTAGTTCTGAACCCTTGAGCATGAGTAGGGGTTAAGCGGACCTGGTAAAGATAGCACTAATACAGGCGGATGCCGGTAGACCTACCAGCACCCATGTGGAGCGGATTGAACTCACGCCAGATCAGGTAGCCCAAGGCATCGTTCATGTGGTCATGCCCAGAATCCTTGTCAGGGTCGCCCTTTTCGGTGTAGCACTGCAGCTCCAGGCATTCGATCATCCGCTTGCAGGTTGCGCTGATCTGCAGCCTGACCTGTCCCTTTCCGTTTTCGAGTAACGCCTGCACAGCAGAAACCCTGTCCCTGACTGGTGGGTTAGCGCGTGGTGACTGGTTTGCCATGCCGTACGACTCAAGGATCTGAATGTCGGTTTGGCTGGCGTTGGTGCTGCGATTGCCACCTGAGGCGTCGGGATAGACGTAGATCTGCCGGTTGGGGTAACGCGCTTTGATCTGCTGCGCCAGTGCATCGGTATCATGCGCACCGCTTACCTCGTCGATCACGAGCAGCGTGTTGTTTAGCTTGACGCCGATCACAGCGGACATGTTGCCGACGTTGAAGTCAACGCCAATGCGTAGCGGTTCACGCTCAGTGTCTGGCAGCTTGCTGATGACGTGCTTGGTGCGGTCGAACCTGTCGTAGACCGTGCCAGTGGTGAGATTAACGAACTCACCGTCTAGGTAAGCCTTGAGCAGCGTTGGATCGTAGTTCGCTTCAAGGCGCTCGATGAAATCTGGCGGTAGGTGCGGATTATCAACGGACCGCATTTTGATTAGCTTGCGATCCTGCCTTGTTTGTGCGTCTTCACTGCCGAAGGTGGTCCACATCCAGCGGAAGCCTTCAGGTGTTGATGCTGCGCCGAATTGACGGACGTTGCCAGAACGTAGGCGACCGAGGATTTTTGGAAACGCTTTGTTTGCGATGGCAGGTGTCACGGTGTCGATCTCGTCTGCCAGTACCCATGCAAGGTTCAGACCGATGATGCGTGACCAATTCTCGAAACTCCGGCACAGAATTTTGGTGTCACCACCTGGCAGGTGAAGCATATATTCCGGCAGCGGTGAAGCGCGGAAGGTGTAAGGGATGTCGTAGTGCTCTAGGAAATCCTCAAAGTCGTTTTGCCAGATATCACGGATTAGGGGTCCGGTTGGTTCCATGACGCAACCGATGAAGCCTTGGTTAGCGGCAGCGAGGGTGACAGCTTTTGCGGCTAACGCTCGCGTTTTGCCTGCGCCGTAACCTGCGCTGATGCCGATGATCTGGGTTTGATCGTCGGTAACGAACGCTAGCTGTCCAGGATGAAGGTCAGCGTGGATGCGCCGCAGGAGATGGTCGGTGTCTACTAGCTCACCGAAATGGTTGAGCTGTTGTAGGACATGACCTTCAGGTGCTGCAGCAAGGATGCTCACGAGCAGAGCTGCGCCAAGCGAGCGGCAGTGTTGATGGCGCCTAGAGCGATGTGATATTGCCCAGCGCGACGTGCTTCCATCTGCAGTGTGGAGCACTGCGATAGTAGATCAGCGATCATTTGTGGTCGTTCAATGTCCCAATCAGCTTTGAGCTGTTCGCGTGCCAGCTTGAGGTATTGATCACAGGAACGTGGACCGACCCCCCAGTTTTCGGAGGCATATCGAATGCAATCTGAGCGTCTACCACCGCTAGCGATGATGCGAGCGAAGCGGTTAGCGCGGTCGATTGTTTCTTGTTTAGTGCCTCTTGGAGGAGCCATTAGAAGGCCTCCGGTGATTCTTCAAGGATAGCTTTATTGCCTGTGAAGTCTTCCCAGCGTTGGCGTATTACGTCGCAGTAGGCGGGGGACATCTCCATGCCGTAGCAGGCTTTGCGCTGCTTTTCACAGGCGATGAGAGTGGAGCCTGAGCCTAGGAAGAGGTCTAGGACGACATTCCCGTCTAGGTATTGCTGAAGCGCCCACTCAGCCAAGGCGACAGGCTTTTGCGTGGGATGAACGCGCTTGTCTTTTTCGCCTTCGCGAATCATTCCATTCCAGAGCTGTTTGTGAATGCGTGCTGGTCCTGTCATGTTTGTCCAAGCCAGCTCGCAATCAGCAAAGGTATTGACGATGCCAGAGTCGCCACGCTTATCCCAAACAAGCCAGCAGGAGGTTGGCGGGAGCTTGTCTGCGTAGTAATTGCCACCCCAATAGACCTGCACTGGTATCTGCAGCGATTGGCAGATGGCTATGGCGTCATGGGCGGTTTGCGTCGTGTCATCACCAATGACTTCGGCATATTGACCTTTCTTGGCAACGCCAAAGTCAGCACCGACCATGCCGTTTTTGACAACAGCAACGCCATAAGGCGGGTCAGTGAACACCATGTCCGCCTTCTGCCCATCCATCAACCGTTCAACGTGCTGGATGTTGGTGGAGTCACCGCAGAGGAGGCGGTGGTTGCCGAGGATCCAAAGGTCGCCGGGTTTGGTGATCGGATCTTCTGGTGCCTCGGGCACCTCATCAGGATCGGTGTTGCCTTCTGCTGGTAGCTGCTCAACTTCACCGATGATTTCAGCTAGATCTTCCTGCTCAAACCATGGGGCGATGTCATGTTCTTCACTGAGCTGCTGCAGCATTTGAGCATCCCAGTCGGACAGGTCACTGGTGCGGTTATCTGCTAACGCAAGTCCTACCTTTTCGTCTTCAGTTAGTCCGGTGCGCTTGACGGCGATGATTTCGCTGCCGTCTGTTTCGATGACACGGACATTTTTGATGCCAGCTTGCTTGGCGCCTTCAATGGTGCCGTTGCCAGCGAGGATACGATTGTCTTCATCAATGACGATGCTACGAGCTGCACCGTAACGCTGAAGCGACTCAGCGATCAGCTTTGCAGAGCGATCAGTGCGCTTGCGAGCGTTTTTGTGATCGGATTTTAGATTATTGATTGAGGTCACAAGACCTAGTTTTAGTGCGTGCTGAGATTGTATCAGCGAGTTTGAGGATTTTGCAAGGAGCGTAGTTGATTGATTTTGGGTTCGACAAGATGGTGGGAGGAAACGGTGCCGCAGGTGTCGCCTATGCAAACGCGGACACAGCCATCAGACAAGTTTTCCAAGGTCGGTTGGACGGATGAAGCGGCAGATTCGATCAGGGAGTTCAGGCGGTCTCTGGGGGTCATGGCGTTGACGGTAGAGAGCGGTGTAGTAGTCATCCATCAGTGTGAGCAGCTCCTGCAGGTTGAGCTGTGGTGGTTTGGGTTTTGCCATAGAGGGAATTGATGATGCTGGCGGTGATGGCTTCGATGATTGGACGTGGCGCACAACCACGAGATGCCGCTAGGGCAGCCTGTACGGCGCGGTGGTAGCTCGCAAGGGTAAGGGGTGCTGCAGAGGCATTAGGGCTTACTGCAGGGTCTCCTAGAGCCCGCAGACGCATGAGCGTGGAGCGATCCATGCCCAGTGCTTGCGCTTGACGGGTGATGTGAGCGTTTTCGTCAGGTGTCAAGCCGACTTTGACGGCGGTGCGTTTTTCGGTCAAGGCGATCAAAAGGGCAGTGGTGGTTCGTCGGTATCTGCTGGATCAGCAGGAGATGGCTGAGGGTAAGGGGATCCAGCGCATAAGCGGACATCCAGTCCAGGGCGCAGGTTGATTTTGCGGAGGTTGGGGTTGCCAAGCCGTTCAACGGCAACCGCCTCAGGTTTGGACTCACTTGAGACCATCCAGCCGTTAGTCCATGAGCCGTCTGGCTGGCATAGCTCCACAGAAGCGCCGATCACAAAGGGGGTTGGCTTGCTTTCCGGCAGGGGGGTAAACCCCCCTCCCTCGGATTGAGGGGGTAAAGGGGTAAAAGGGGGTAAACCCCTTCTTCCTGTGTATATAGGGGGGTTTTCCCCCTTTTGGACAGTTTTCCCCCCTGTTTCTGGGGAGGGGGGTAAACCTGCCTCTCCGCCAGCGTCGCCCACCAGAATTGCGCTGAAAACATGTGCAGGTCGACCCCCCTCGCTTCCGGTCTCCAAAACGCCGTCACGTTGCGCCAGACCCTTTTTGATGAGACTGCGCAAACTGCGGTCAACCTTCTTGCCCGGCAGGTTCAGGTGATCAGCCAGCTCCTTGACGGTCACGCCAAAGCCAAGCTCACCACGCTGAACCATGTAGTCGTACATGTCCGCCTGACGCCCGCTGAGATCCTCTTCAGCGTCTGCAGCAGCCTCAAGAGCTAAAGCGTGATCACCATCGCCGTGGCTGATCCAACCGTCGTCCTGCAGCTCCACCAGCAGGGTGGTGCTCTTAGCTCGCCCTTGGGTCTTCAGCACAACCCGATGGTCGCTTTGCATTTGACCGTCAGTTGGTGCCCGTAGCCAGTTCATCAAAATGAGCTGTGATGCTGCTGCAGGCAAAGCGTTGGATCCTCTGCTGGCGTTGGTGGCATTACCACCGGCCACGCTTTTATTCGCGTGGTGAATCACGACAAGGGTGCAGCCATGCGCTGTTACCGCTGCCATGAGCTGACGAGCAGGACCATCAAAAGCAGAAGTTGCCTCATCAATGTTCAGCCTGCTAACGCAGGCGTGGTAGCTATCAACGATGAAAAGGCTGCCAGGATCAGCAGCCGCAATCTCACCGATAGCCTCAATACCTTCATCGTGCAGCGTTAGCGGAGCATCAGCAGACCAGAGGTTTTTGATCGGTCCACCCATGCTGCCATCGTGATCAATCAAACCTTCACGCATGAAAAGTTTGTACCAATCACATTCCGGCTGGTCTGATCCAATGATGTGAACATTTGGGCATGGCTGGTTGAAATGGCGTCCCAAGAATAAGTTATCACCACGCCACCATGCGCCAATCATTCCAATTAGCAAAGCCGATTTACCGACTTTTGGTGGAGCCACTAGAAGATTGAACAGCCCTTGCATGATCAAACCATCCCAGCACCAAGGGACAGAATTGGCGTTTAGCTTTTGCCCTTGGCGCTTTGGTTCGGGAACTGCAACATCAGTCCCGCTTGCCTTTGCGATGTAGGCATAAGCAATTTTGTCGCTAATCGGGCATTCAATTTCTTCGGCGTAAAGCCTTAAAAGTTGAGCGTGCTTACTTCGGTCTTTTTCATGTAAGACCACGGCGGCGGCGTGTTCTTCGATTAGCCGTAGTAGATCCTGATGGTCGTTTAAGGCGAGTGGCTTGCTCGTTGAATTGTTTGAGCCGACTGGAGTAGTAACCATCTTTGGCTTTGCTTGGCAGGTAAAAGTTCGACTGGTTGTAAACGCCTTTGGCTTCTAGCTCTAGGAATGCAGCGAGCTCAGGACTTGTAGGCGTTTGGTGAGTGGCATCCCATTGATCAAGGGCAAAATCACTGCGCTGACGTTGCAGCTTTGTGTAATGACCTTGAAGGGCTAGGTCTTCGTCGAACTTTGCAGGCAATGAGTAAGGAACCCATTGCAAAAGCTGCCAAGCACGCCTTTCGCGCTCGATGTCTGGCATAATTGTGTCGTCATAGATCAGTGTTGCCGCCCAGTAGCCGCTGGGCGGTTTTTTATTGTGGCGCGGATTCTGCGTTTTGGGTGATCAAGGTCTCTCTTCGTGAAATGGCTTCGTCAAGGAGCTGGTTAATGAATGCTTTGCGAGAGTGGTAGGAAGGCATGACGCGCTGCATCCGATCAAGGATGGTGTCGTCGATGGCCACATTGGTGGCTTTTCCGATTGCCATAGGGGTTGTGCCCGGTTCAGAACGGGTGTAGGATACACCGAAACCGACCCTAGCGCAACGTGCTGTCGCCCATCGACGACCTGGAATTTCACCCTGACCTGCACCGCTACCGCTACCGAGGACGCTGGCTGCCATTCAGTGTTTCCAAGGTCACTAACCGCGCCACCCCAGAACAGGAAGCGCAGTTTGAGCGCACCAAGCACATCTGGGCGCCACGCGGCAATAGCGTTCACGGCTACTGCGAAGCCAAGCTGTTAGGGCAGGAATTGCCGCAGACCGATTACAAGGAATGGACAGACGAGCTTGATAGCTGCTGGCTGTTCAACGAATCAGAACCGCTGGCGGTGGAGTATCGGCTATGCGATGCCCGTAAGGGAATAGGTGGCAGTTTTGATTTCCTGCTGCGCACCAACAATGGGAAGGTGGTGCTTGGTGATTTGAAGACCGTTGGGAGCGATTCTGCTGTTGATCGCCGCAAACCAGCGGTATCACAGCTTGGCGGCTATCTGGCGATGTTGATTGACCATCACCCAAAGCTCACAGTGGACTGGTGTTACACGCTGGTGGTAGGTCCGGGCAAGAGCAGGGTTTTGCAAAGCACACCGGATGAGTGCCTGATGGCATGGGTTGATAGCTGGGACCAGTTCAAGCTGACGGAGCTGCCGTTTTGAGCGATCTTGATTGGACCGCGATTTTTGAGCGCAGACCAGATCTGGCGCCACCGGGGTATCAGAAGGCAGTTGAGCAGGCGCATGTTGATTCAGAACTGCGGTATGAGCGTCAGGGTCGAAAGCGTGCTGGTGGTAGCGGCAAAAGCAAAGGAGGCAAGTTCCCTGGACTAAAGCATGGGTCCACCTGATAAAGCGTCACTTTCCGCTGGAATCAGGTTGCATTTCCACCGGATCCATGGCATCTTGTGTTTGTGCAGCCAAGGCTGCGCATCCACCTAGCCAATGCGCAAATGACTGACTCCGACATTTACTGGACTTTTGCTGCTGCCTATCAGTACGGCGGCAGCTTTTACCAAGCTCTTGCCCAAGCGGGCATGAAGGCAGATCCAATCAATAAAAACCGCATTATTGAGGCATTTCCTGAGCTGCTTGATACTTACGGTATAAGCAGCAAATTTCACCAGACCCTGCGCTCTGGCGCTTCTAACTGACATCAGCTTTCATGTACGAAATCTTTTGCACCATCACCGATGAATACGGAACACGCACCGCGTCAACTGGATCTGCCGCGTTTCTCGAATCTGCCGCCTACGACAAGCTTGAGTTACTCAAGTCAGGTTGCAGTATCAAGGGCGCGACGTTCCA